GTGCAATTACTTCTTACTCAGTAGTTACCGCTGGAACTGGTTACAGCGTCGGCGATATTATTAAACTTAGTAGACCAGAACAAACCACTGATACTTTAGATGGTAATGGTAATGTTGCAACTCGCACATATACATATGCTAAACTTAAAGTAGCAACAGTTTCTGAAACCGGCGGTATTGCAACGGTTACTTGGGATACTGCTGGTTTTACTCCAGGTGCTGGATATATCAATGCAACGGCTATTACATATACTATTCGTAACTCTGCAGACAGTGCAGCATCAGCCGGCACAAATGCGGCACTAACGTTTGGTGTTGTTGCATCTGGTATTAAAGAAATCGTTGTTTCAAATGCTGGATCTGGTTATGTCCCAGGACAGACTCTAAACGTTACTATTTCAGTAAATCCTTCCTATCAGGTATCATTTACTGGTACTCCTGCCGTTGCATTCGCGGAAATTCAAACTGATTCGGCTAAGATTAAGAATGAAGCGCACTTTAATGAGTCTTGGTCAACTGGTCAGGGAACTTATGGAGAATTTGCCGCCAAGTATCCGGGCACGACTGGGAACTCCCTGACAGTTTCCATGTGTGATTATTCTAACTGGTCTACTCAAATCAATGGAAATTTCCTTGCTCGTCAGCACATTGAAGAAGGTGAAGAGCAGCGCGAACTAACTTATGTTCGTCGTCTGATGAACAATGAAACAACATTTTCAAACGATGCACTAGATCCAGGCAAGATTCTTCGTTCGACGAATGGTAATATACTTGGAGAAATCAAAGAAATAATTACTTCTACTAAGTATCGATTTGTTCAGGTTACAGCGGATACTAACTACAACGTAAAGATTAATCAGGGTGTTAAACACGCCGACTATGGATCAGTACTAACACTTAGTAAAGTAGCTCGTACAAATGCCGGCGTAGTTACTATTACTACTAACGAAACTCACGGTTTAAAAGTTGGCATGTTTGTAACAGTAGCAGCTACACAGAATCAAGATCTAAATGTTATAAATCAAATTGTCGCCAGCGTGCCGAGTAATACAACATTCACATATAAGACTTCTAACTATACAGAACTCGTTGAAACAACAGAGGCAGGAAACGCACAATCTCAGTCGATGGGTGTCATCGATGGATTCGTTAAAGAATATGATAATAATGATGATGCGCACAAAATCTCTCGTCGTGGATGGATCGTTACAGTGGCTGACGAAACATCAAATGATTGGGCTGTTGGTAAGAGTTTAGTTGATTCAGCTGGTACTGCCATCGGTGCAATCGAAGCGGTTATTAAAGTACAAACGATTGTTCTAGTATCACCTTGTAAGAATGACAATCATGCAACACCTGCCGTTGCTGAATGGAAATATAAGTCTCTATTCAATGATAACGCGCCAACAACATCAGCATATGTTCAAAAGAATGGTGGATCAAACGACGAGATACACGTTGTTGTAGTCGATCGTGATGGTCGAATTAGCGGCAATGCTGGAACAGTATTAGAGCAATTTGCTGACCTATCTAAGGCATCTGATGCTAAACTAACCGATGGTAAATCTAACTACTGGAAAGAAAAAATCAATATTGGATCTAAGTGGCTTTGGGTTTTAGATAATCCGGGTGACGTAGAAGTCGATTCCAGTAAAGCACCTTGGGGAGCTCTTGCGGCCAACTCTAATTTTAAGCTTCTAACAAATGCTATTACTCGTGATCTAAACGGCGGTGCTGATACTAGTACAGTTACTGCTGCTAACATTATTGATGCTTATAACCTGTATAAAGATCCTGCGGACTTTGATGTTAACCTGCTTCCACTAGGTTATATGCCTGCAACTACCGCTACAGCGATTATCGATCAGGTTATTGAGAATCGCAAAGACTGTGTTGCATTCCTATCATGCCCACTTACAGTTGGAAACAACACGGCCGCCACAACAATACTTGTTGCATATCGCAATCAACTACCATCATCTTCTTACGTGGTTCTTGATTCTGGCTTTAAGTATCAGTATGATAAGTACAGCGATAAGTTCCGTTGGATTCCACTAGCAGGTGACACTGCCGGCGTATGTGCTCATACAGATCAGGTTGCAGATCCTTGGTATTCTCCAGGCGGTTTTAATCGCGGTCAGATTAAGAATATCACAAAAGTTGCGTTCAACCCAACTCTAGCTCAACGTGATACCCTATATAAAGCCGGTATTAATCCAGTCGTTACATTCCCAGGTGAAGGTACGATTCTTTATGGCGATAAGACACTCTTGACTAAGTCTTCTGCATTCGATCGTATTAACGTACGTCGCTTGTTCTTAGTTCTAGAAAAAGCTATTGCTAAAGCATCTAAGTATCAGTTGTTTGAATTCAACGATGATTTTACTCGCGCTCAGTTTAGAGCTCTTGTAGAACCATTCCTACGGGATGTTCAAGGTCGCCGTGGTATTGTCGACTTCTTGGTTAAGTGTGATACAAGCAATAATACACCACAAATTATCGACAGCAACCAGTTTGTTGCAGATATCTACATTAAACCAAATAGATCGATTAACTTCATTACGCTGAACTTTATCGCCACTAAGACTGGTGTTAACTTTAGCGAAATAGGTGCAGCTTAATTCAGAGGGGGCTTAACCCCCTTTCTGAGTTATAAATAATACCAAAGGAGAAAATTAAAATGGCTACAATTTCAGAATTTAAGGCGATGATGACTGGCGGTGGTGCCCGCCCAAACCAGTTCAGAGTCGAATTAGGATTCCCTGGATTCGTTAGTACAGGTGCGGCTGTTGGACTCAAGGCTATGTTTTTATGTAAAGCAGCCCAACTTCCAGCATCTACTATCGAAGACATCGCAGTTCAATATCGCGGACGTCCGATTCACTTCGCCGGTGAACGCACATTTGCACCTTGGACAATTACAGTATACAATGATACAGACTTTGCAATCCGTAATGCAATGGAGACATGGTCAAACGGTATACAAAATCTAGCGGCTACGACAGGTATCACCAATCCACGTGACTATCAATCAGACATGGTTGTTAATCAGTTAGATCGTAATGGTACAGTCATTAAGTCTTATAGATTTATAGATGCATATCCAACCGAAGTATCGGCAATTGCGCTTGATTATGAAACTGGCAATCAGATTGAAACATTTGACATAACATTCCAGTACAACTATTGGACATCCGGGTCTGCCGGCGGTCAAGGTGCTACGGCTAATGCTAATATTGGTGGTATATTTAATATTCCAATCAGCATATAATATAATAGATTTTTAAGGTTTCGTTATAATGCAATTGTTTGGGCTTGAAATAAAGCGCCGAGAAGGAAAGCAGGAGAAGACCCCTTCAGTCGTACCTCCTGCTTCCGATGACGGCTCGACCGTATTATCTTCAATCAATGCCGGTGCCTATTTTGGCATGGTGCTTGATGTAGAAGGCGTTATTAAGAATGAGAATGATCTCATTCGTAGATATCGTGAGATTGCTCAGTATCCAGATTGCGACTCTGCCGTGGAAGATATTGTCAACGAAGCGATTGTTAGCGAAGATAATAAACAACCAGTTGAGATTATCTTAGACGACCTTAAAGTTCCAGAATCTATAAAGAAGAAGATCAGAGAAGAGTTTGATGAAGCTCTTCGTCTATTAAAGTTTGAAGAACGCGGACATGATATTTTTAGAACATGGTATATAGATGGTCGTCTGTACTTTCATATTATGATTGACCAAGAACGAATGAAAGAAGGTATACTAGAATTAAGATCAATTGATCCTCGTAAGATTCGCAAGATTAAAAACGTAATTAAAGAGAAGACTGCAAGTGGTGTAGAAGTCGTTAAACAGATAGAAGAGTACTATCTGTTTAATGATAAGGGTATATCTGAGCAGACTACTCAAGGAATAAAAATGACATTGGACTCGGTGGTGTATGCTCCATCGGGCTTATCTGATGCTAATACTGGTATGATGCTGTCTTATCTACACAAGGCAATCAAACCAGTAAATCAGCTAAAGTTAATTGAAGACTCACTTGTCATTTATCGTGTTTCTCGTGCACCTGAACGTCGCATATTCTATATCGACGTGGGTAATCTTCCAAAGATTAAAGCCGAGCAATATGTTAATGACATTATGAATCGCTTTCGTAATAAGATAGTTTACGATGCTCAGACCGGTGAAGTGAGAGACAGCAAGAAACACTTGTCAATGTTAGAAGATTTTTGGATGCCTAGGCGTGAAGGCGGAAAAGGTACGGAGATCACTACACTAGCGGGTGGACAAAATCTCGGACAGATCGAAGACATTAACTATTTTCAGAATAAACTATATCAAGCTTTAAATGTACCTCTGAGTCGTATGAAACCCGATCAAGGATTTAACCTCGGTAAGAGTTCAGAAATTACTCGAGACGAAGTAAAGTTTGCTAAATTTATTACACGTATTCGTAAAAAGTTTTCTATGCTATTCTCAGAAGTTCTTAGAGTTCAACTGATTACTAAAGGTGTTATTAATCCCGAAGAATGGGAAGACATGAAGCAGTACATCAGGTATGACTTTATTAAAGATAACTTTGTATCAGAACTAAAAGACAATGAGATCATGCAACAAAGAATGGCGCTGCTTCAACAACTTGATCCATATGTTGGTAAGTATTATTCAGTCAGTTGGATTAAGAAGAATGTTCTTATGCAAAATGACGATGAGATTAAAGAAATGACTGCGGAGATGGAGAAAGATCGCGCAACGGAACTTGACTTTGCAAACCATCAGGGTAATATGAGTGTCGCAAAACAAGCTCCGATGGCGGACTTTCAAGATTCTCGATCAGACACCGAAACACAATAACAAGGGGATATAGGATGAGTACACGAGATTTAGTTAATGCAATTGCAGCTGGAGATGCTATTGGAATTGAGAGTTCATTTAATTCGGTGATGGCAGAAAAGCTATATGATACTATCGCAGAACTAAGAGCTTCAATTGCACAGAATATGTTTGCAGAACCAACCGATGAGGCTGTAACAGAAGAATAATGTATTACTCGCAATTTATCAGAGCAGTTAATACGGCACACTATGGATCTCCTGTTGTAGAACAATCTACCTATCTTGGAGAGTCTATAGTAATAACAGAATGTGGTAAAGTCTTTGTCAATCAGACAGAGATAGTTGGATTAGAGTGTGCGGAAGAAGCAAGAAAATATATCAAGCAAGTAAAACTAGAAGAAGAATTAATCAAAGAGATATACGAAGATATACCAGACATAAAAATAGCTAATTTAATACAAGAACATCACAATATTAAAGTTACAGACACCTTAATTGAATCATATAAAGAACTTGCTTCTTCCAAACTTTTCAGCGTAGATCCTGTTATACAAGAAATGCGAGCATTCAATAGCATCACTAATGAACTTGAGGGTAAGATAGATTATCATCTTGACGATGGATCCATTGTAGCGATTGATGAGGATACTAATATATCGATAAATAATCTATTAGTCAATAATAACGAAATAGTACAATATATGCGCGAGTCAAAACAGAACTTCATGCATATCATTAGAGAACTAAACTAAGGGAATAACATGGCAGTCGCAAAAACCATATTAATGCTTACCGAAACGTATGCTATAGTAAAAGTAGCCGGCACTGATGGAAACACTACTATTGACCTTCAGACTGAACTTCTTCGTTCAAGTGAAGCTCTTGACGGCGCTACACAGAGAGTAAACATTGTTGGCTTACAATGGACTGGCGCCAGTGGTGGTATTATCACAATAGCTCGTAACAACGTTGTAATCACGACTCTTCAAGCAAATGCTCAAGGTGCACTTGAAATGAATGGTCAGATGATGATGCCCGATTCAATCAATAATGACTATGATATTGTAGTAACTATCTCTGGCGCTCAAGCTGAATGCTGGATTAGACTTCATAAGATTAGTGGATATAAGTCTAAAGTTGAACCAAGTCTATATGGTGAATACGACGATCCAACTCGTATCGGTGCTAGCACTACGAAGATTGGATCTCCTGATTACGTTGCTCCATAAGGAACAGTCATGAGACTAATCACAGAAGTATACGAACAAAATACTGTAATCGTTGAAGAAAAACTCGGGAAGGGTAAGCAGTACTTTATTGAAGGTATATTTCTTCAATCTGAATTAAGAAATAAGAATGGACGTGTTTATCCAGAAAAGGTTATGGATAAAGAAGTAGATCGTTATACTAAACAATATATTAATGAGAACCGTGCGTATGGCGAGTTAGGTCATCCCGAGACTCCATCTATTAATTTAGATCGCGTTTCTCATATGATCACTTCTCTGCGTAAAGAGGGAACAAATTACGTAGGTCGTGCAAAAATTCTTGATACTCCAATGGGTAAAATCGCCAAGGGTCTCCTTGACGGCGGTGCTAATCTTGGAGTATCGAGTCGTGCACTTGGCACATTAAAAACGGGTAAGGATGGTGTACAGGTTGTACAAGATGACTTTATGTTATCTACAGCAGCAGATATCGTTGCCGATCCAAGTGCACCTAATGCTTTCGTCCAAGGGATCATGGAAGGGCGTGAGTGGGTATTCGTTGATGGAAAATACGTGGAAAAACATATTGAGGATCTAAAGAAGACAATAAAAAATACGTCTTCTAGCCAATTAAACGAAATGTCCATTAAGGCATTCCAAGATTTTCTTACTAAAATCAAATAAATAATAAATAATTCTATGAATTATCCAGTACAGGAGAACACGATGTCAATCGAACAAAAAATCGCTCAGCTGCTTGCCGAATCTAGAAAGCTTCAAGAAGATTCTCTAGATGAAGAAGCCGTTAAGCCAGAAAAAGGCACTGAAGAGCCTAACAACGCTAAAGCCAACGATGATCAAACAGTGCATGGTGCGGAAGACACTGGTATCAATGGAACTACCGATAAAGCTCCTGATCAATCACAAGAACGTAAGCCAAAGGGTGGTAACACAAAGCGTGCTGATACCACTTCTGGCAAGAAGACTGATAATCCGCAACCGGTAGATCAGTCAAAAGAAATTTCAGTTAATGTTTCTGAAGACGTCGCAGCTCTAATGAATGGTGAAGGCCTTTCAGAAGAGTTCCGCACCAAAGCAACTACAATCTTTGAGGCTGCTGTTATTACACGAGTTAAAGAAGAAATTTCTAAACTCGAAGAAGAATATCAAGTTAGAATCGAAGAAGAAGTTGAAAACATTAAAGAGGGTCTTATTGAGAAAGTTGATGGATACCTCAACTATGTAGTTGAGCAGTGGGTTGAACAAAATGAACTTGCCCTTGAATCTGGTATTAAATCTGAAATAGTAGAAAATTTCATTGGTCGTCTTAAGGAAGTATTTGTAGAATCTTACATTGATATTCCTGAAGAAAAGTATGATGTTCTTGGTGAGATGGAAGAGACTATCCAGTCTCTTGAAAGCAGACTGAACGAACAAGTCGAATCAGCCGTTGCGCTAACAAAAGAACTCAGCGATATCAAACGCCAGACTGTTATCGTTGAATCATCATCTGGTCTAACCGATACTGATGTTGCAAAGTTTAAGGCTCTTGCCGAAGAACTTTCTTTTGAAGATGCCGAATCATTCTCAACTAAACTTCAAACCATCCGTGAAAACTACTTTGGCAAAAAGGCTACAGCACCACGCGTTGGCGTTGTAACCGACGAACCTGTTCAAATCACAGAAGAAAAAGTGTATAGCCCACAGATGCAAGCGTATCTAGCAGCACTTAAGTCTTCAAAAATCTAAGGAAAGACAAAAATGTTAAATCGTCAAGATCTTATTAAGAAGTGGGGCCCAATTCTGGAAGCAGAAGGCGCTCCTACAATCACAGACACGTATCGTAAACACGTTACAGCTCAACTTCTAGAAAACACAGAAATCGAACTAGGCCGTAGTCATCAGGCTTTGTTTGAAACAGCTCCAGCAAACGCTGGTGGTGCAGGTCTAGCACAGGGTTGGTCTGGTTCTACTACTAACAGCGTTGCAGGCTATGACCCAGTGCTTATCAGCCTGGTTCGTCGTGCAGCTCCACAACTTATCGCTTATGACATCTGCGGCGTTCAGCCAATGACTCAACCTACTGGCCTAATCTTCGCGATGAAGGCTCGTTACGGCGCACAGAATGGTTCAGAAGCTCTGTTCAATGAAGCAGATACTGAATTTGCTGGTGGCATCAATGCTCTTTTTGATGGTTCGGGTACACCTGATACAAACCCACAAACTGGTACAGATCCATTCGCATCCGGTCTAAACACCGGTCGTGGTATGACTACTACTCAGGCTGAAGGTGGTATCGCTGGTGGTACATTCAACGAGATGGCATTCTCTATCGAGCGTACTAGCGTAACTGCTAAAACACGTGCTCTAAAAGCAGAATACTCAGTTGAACTAGCTCAAGATCTGAAGTCGGTTCATGGTCTTGATGCTGAGAACGAACTAAGCAACATTCTTTCGACAGAAATTCTTTCGGAAATCAACCGTGAAGTTGTTCGTACTCTTTATATCGCATCTAAGGTTGGTGCACAGGTTGGTACAGCAGCTGCTGGTACTTTTGACCTCGACGTTGACTCTAATGGCCGTTGGTCAGTTGAGAAGTTCTAGGGTCTTCTATTCCAAATCGAACGTGAAGCT